GCTCTGATTTTGCCATGCCATCTGATACGGATTTGACACGCAAGTTATGATAGACAGACTTGCCAGCTAAAACAGCCATTTCAGTTTTGCTTAATGGTTTCATGATATTGCCCTTCAATATAACTAAACATACTTATTTATATCGCAATCATTGCATAATAGCAAGCATAAGATGCAATTTATTTTGATTTTTTTTCGCTCAAAAAAACCAAAATGTGGTTAAAACCAAAATGTAAAATCCAAATGGTGGGGCAGCAAAAGGCCAGACCCCGAAGCCCGAAGACCCCGAAGCCCGACCCCGATCCCGATTAAAAACCCGAATCCCGATTAATTATTTTTATGCTGCATTCCTCCCATATTTCTCCTTCATCTGAGTATGCGTAAGCTCGTCAATCAGAACCCACTCATCACGCATGTGCCAAATCTCTACCCACAAGTCTCTGTGATTCGGCTGATACGAAATCACATAGTAGTAATCACACCACTCATGATCATCCACCAACTCATTCCGATCCTTATAGTAGTTACGAATCAAGCGAACGCCGCCACCTTTGCGATCCTTGTTCGCCGCAACAAACGCCGCAGCAAATTCGTCAGCCTCAAACCGTGGGAACGCCCACGCATATGCCTTGGCCTCTTCAATGAAATCAGCCGCACCCTGCGGGTAACCATCATAATGCTTATAGACGGCAACCTCTTCATGCTCGTCCTCAAAAATGTAAATCGCTCTAGTTCCCATTTTTATGCCCTCCTGTTTAACTTACTCATTATATATAGCAATCATTGCAACACTAGTCAACAACAAAAAGCACAAAAAATTAAAAAAAATAAAAAGCCCCAGCAGCTTCAGGCGGCTACTGGGGCAGTTCTCTAAGGGAGGAGGCTTCAGGATGACCCCGAACCCGATCAGATGTCAAGCCCGAACCCCGAAAAAGCCCGATGCCGAAGCCCCGATCCCGATTCAGACCCCCTAAAGCCCGAAGGTCAGCGTCTCCTACCCCCGCACGGAGTGATTAATGGGAAAAAATGGGCTATACGTTATCTTCTACTATATCTTGTGGCTTATGTTCGATTATGTCCATATCTGGCGTTACATTCCTCATTCTGGACTCAGCCAATCGCTTATATTCAGCCAATTTGTTCGCAATATCCTGCTTTGTGTTCGCCGTGATCTCCTCTTTTACAACATGCTGTTTATTAATTAGTAGTCCGGCAGCTTTTAAACGTAGCTCTTCAGCCCTCAAAGCATCACTAAATTTGCCCATCTCCCAAGCCTGATCCCTGATCTTTTTTAGGTCACGAATAGACTTGTCGATTGTTACGCCAAATCTGGCCTGTGTCTCCAGTCTCATCTCTTGCAGGCGTTCAGCTACCACTGGGTTACGCAAAAGCCGTACAGCCTGCACTGTGGGGTTTTTATACCCTGCTTGCCTAGCTGCCTCTGTCTGCGTCATATCCTTATGCAAATACATATCCAGAAACTGTTGTTGCTGCGGGGTCAATCTTTTATGACCTGCCAACCTTTGTTCCTTTGGTAAATCTTCACCGACATTTGGCATAAAGCCCTCCGATCATTCACGCTACAGGGTATAGGTTACTAATACCTATACCCCTATATATAGGGGAGAAAAATGGTAAGTACCAAGTTTGAATGTTTTCAATAACTTACAACCCAATTTTTACTTACTTGTTGCTATCATTGCAACTAGTAAGTGGTAAGTAGCAAACCATTGAAAACAATACACAAAACAAGGTTACTAGTGGTTTACTTACCAATTGGTAAGTTGGTAATGCAAACCAGAACATAACAAGAACTCCCTATTTTCCATGCCATGTTAGATACGCACCAGCACCAATCATGCCAGTAGCAATCATCAGTGATCCGATATGTAACCAGAACAATTCAAAGCTATGCGGCATAGGTTCGATTGATGCCAGGACGATAACTAGTATGAACCCTATGCCAGACAAGTAATTACCCGTTTTAAATCCCATTGTGATCTCCTTACTAGGTTTGCTTTTTTCACAAAGAGTTGGTTCAACCCAAACCCTGTTACCATTTTGCATACGAAAATGTCCTCGTCTTTGATATGTTGTCATCTTTTTGCCTCCCAGCTTTCACCTGTATCTGTATCGGTAATGTCAAACCATTGCCTAGTATAATGCGTTTTTCCTGATCTGCTGGTGCCTTTATCAACATAGTTAAACTTTACTTCATAACGACCATTCTGCCCTTGCTCCCAACAAGGCTTCTCTCTGTTATCATACCCACCATAATAAGGCATACCAAGCAAGGCTTGCACAAAGTTAAAGCTATGCAACTCCTCTATCGTTGCATCATGTGGATTTGCTCTAACATGTCTGACCCTATCCCAGTACTCCGTTATCTTGCGCTCTCTCGTTGCCTTACGTTTTTCAGCAGCCGCTTTATTCTTTCGCTTTTTTTCTTGCTCATGCTCATAGATAGCAACGGCATCATCAGCGTTTCTAACCCCAGCGGCAATGTCACAAGTAGGGCAATCAGGATAAAAAACGTCATCATATGTGTGAATGATTGAATACCCTTGCTTTGTGGGATGTGGTGACTTTTTGCCGTTTGGCACTTTATCTGACTGATAACCAGTATTTTGATAGTAACCGTGAAAAGTCGTTCCACAAAACTCGCAGCCCAAATGCCGCCGCTTTTCGTAGATTGGCTTCAACATGTTATCTTTCACTTGTTGCAACGCTTCAAATCCGCTCATCACTTGCCCTCTAGTTTGTAATCATGGACAATCGTACCCAACTCTGGGTTGCCAACCTTCATCTCACCAATCCACACACGCTTCTTAATCCTGCCAAACTTGTCCTTCAATGTGCGCCAATGTCCACGCCGCCAATGCTCCTTCTTTGGGCTACCATGCCCTGTGAACATCTGTTCATAGATGCGCTTACCACGCGGCTTTGGTAACTGAATAGTCACCACCTTATATTCATTCTTTGGAACCACACGCCCAAATCGAACATGGTCAACCTTTTTGGGCGGCGTTGTTGTTTCATGCACAACAAGGTCATAGTTAAGCAAACCTAACAACGCGATTAAAAAGCGACCATCACCAGCTTGTGACGCTAATGATCTGGCTTTTAATTCTGCCATTTCTTTGGCTGTCCAACCTTGTGCAAAATTTTGTTGCGAAACCAACCAATGCATAGACGCGCTTTGCATTTGTGCGAAAGAGCCAATCAAAACAGACATTTCAAAATCTTCTTTTGACAGCGGAGTATCTGAGTCAGTGTATTTGAGTTTGTTCTCAGACATACGCCAGTGCATATCTCTATACCAAGACCCTATCAAAGCCGTGCCTGTCATTGCAATATCTGCCAAAAACGCCTGATGATCTTGATTTGGATCATCGTTAGATATAATCCCATCGTTTGACATATGAAACGCTATCGGCGGTGCATACACCCTCTTTTCATCATGAGTGGTGAAATAATTCGTATACATAAATTTGTCGTTGATCATTTGAATATGATAGCCAATATGATTCAATCCCTCTTCGCTACTAGCATCAATGTCTAACTTATCCATCTCACGGATAACAATGTCTCTACGAAAATTCTCATCCCACTCAATCCAAAGATTGTTAAATGGTGGTATGCCACGCTGTAACATCTCAAGCAGATGCTTTGGCCTAGCCATAGATGCGAGAAAAGCATGCTCTACAAGACTATTACTGACCACGAACTTTTGCGCCGTAGCGATTTGAGATTGCACGTTGCGCCTCATGGCTTCAGCATACTTACCGCCCTTATATCCAATAAGACCTCTCTTTGGCTCTGCAAGAGCCGCTAACAGGGTATTAGACAGGGTAGGTCCGTTATCCTCCCAGTAACGAACCCCTTGGCTATCCCTGCCTAATTTGCGTTTTTTCATGTCATCAGCCATACGCTCAACGCCATCCCAGCTTAGATCTGAACGCTCAACATTATCCCAGCTTAGATCTGAAACATATCCAGTTGAAAGATCGTGATGATTAATATCAAGTGGTATGCCTTTTCCCATGTGCTTTGAGCGTTCATGTTCATTCTTTTTGAGATACCTGTTCATGCTCATCCTAGTGCCATGTTGTCCACTGCGTCCTTTCTTTTTAGCCATTGGACGCTCTCCTATAATGATAATAGAAAGGCTCACGGAATGAATAATACTCCCAATCTGTTGGCTTATACTTTTTCAGAACAGCATTTATAATTCTATAAACATCATCTGTTGTTTCAAAATACTTGCCGCCAAACCCATCATTCTTTGGCTGTATGTCATTTAAGATCAAAGCATCGTGAATAATCTTACGAAACTTTGGTGTCATATCTCGCATGGTATGCTTAACTTCATGATCCCAAAAATAAGCTATTCCCATGTAGCTATTCGTTCCTACGAAAGACTCATCCAGCTTTTTTAACTTAGAATAACCATCGCTGCCGCATGTCATTGCCACTGATAATGTGTAGCAATTCTTTTCATATTTTGGCATTTTCATTGTTCCACCCTCAATCTTGCCTTGATTAACATTGACTGTGCTTCTTGCAATCCACCAGCCGCACCAAGTAACAACTCAGCTTCAGCTTCGGTGGCATCGCTTGTAACTAAATCATGCACGGCGTTAATCGTCTGATTAAGCAGCGCCTGTACCTCCAAATAATCTGTTGATCTACTCATTTTTACCCTCCAGTGATAGTGCCTGATAACAGATATAAGAAGTGATTGCATACTTGTCAACAAAAAAAAGGGGCTTTCGCCCCTTTTAATTAATTTTTTATTAAATCTCCCATGGCAACTTTAACTTCCTGATGTAATGTTGACACCCTGCTTTTATTTTCTTCTACCACGTCTATACATTGATTAATAGCGTCTGCATGTTCATCAAAAGCCCATATGCGATCTTGATATAATTGATTCAAAGCATCATTATGGATTTTCTTATTGGCAATAAGCCCATCAAGAATTTTATCACGGACAATTTCAATATCAGTGAGATGAAACTGATTCCGCATAAATCTATGATAAGACTTTAAATACACATCATCTTCTTCGTCTAATTGATGCGGCATTACCTTTGCTTGATGTGCGGCATTTTCAATAAACTTTCTGAGCATATAGCCGTCTTTCATAACATCTAAACCATCTGCTGCTGGCTCTGGATATTGTGGAATGCGTAACATTGTGTCTGTTGCTGGCTGTACTAATTCAAGCATTGTTTTATCTTTCTGGCCTATGGCCTTTGTTGTTTATCACTTATTAATATCACAACATTTATTGTTATAATGTTTTTGTCCCAATAAACCTTGTTGATTATTTAACAATATCATAACAATTTTTATTATTGACGTTCCGGGAAGAAAAAAAATAAAAAAAAGTAAAGGGGCTTATGCCCCTTCACGAATCCTATCCCAGTATAGATTAGGATTTCCCAAAGCCTCTGGGCAGTGCTTTTTCAAAAAAGCTTTCGCTTGTTTAATACAATCACGATAAAACTTTTTATCATCTGGATTGTCACTGTAATGACCTTGCTCCCAATACAAGGTTCCTGAGTCGTGAAACAAAGCCCATTTATATAGAGCCTCTTTTATAATCCACTCATCAGGAGCGGTTTCTACACTTTCAATACAGCCATCGACCATATCAATGTGTTCAAGTTGATACATCAACTCATCAAACTTATAAGCATCATTAACGATGCTGCGGGAGTTATTAGCCATGAGAACCTCCTATGGCGAGTGAAAAAAACTTAATCTCTTCATCTTATAAATACATTATATAGCAATGTTTGCATAAAGTCAAGCACAAAAATATCACACTATTTCATTTAAATGATGATCAGTCCAAATATGTGTGACTTGTTTAGACACTGTGCCATGTTGATCAATGTCATCTGGCACGTTGTCGGCAAAGGCATCATCTGGGATATTTGCATTGGCTGTATCCCAAGCCAGCTTATTAGATTGAATCCAGTCTCTATAGTTTCTATCCATGTTTGCCATGGATGCTTTACCACGCCTACTGCCATCAGAGACGTTCTCTAAAATCTTACATTCATAACTTGTTCGATTTTTATCACTCATCTTCACACTCTGCCGCGCAAGCTAAATAACCGCAACCGTCAATATAATTGTCCTCATGCTTCACGTTACTTTTAATACGAGCAATTTTCAACAAACTCATCATCACGCCAACATCGCCCGGAGTAATATCGACCCCTAGATGCAGTGACCAATAACTGGCAATCGTCCTAAAATTGTCCTCCATAGCTCCGTGGTCTGCTGCCCGGTCTTTCGTCACATATTGTTTAGCTGTCTCCAGCACCTCTGCCCTTTTCATTATCTGCCCTCTCTCCCTGACAACAATCTGATATAACCATTTTACATACCGAACATTGGTAATGCCCATGCACCTCAACTGGTGGCATGGCTGTGTGACATCTAGGACACAAACCATCTGCAACCAAACGAGCTAAACTGCCATCACCGTTCTTGATCATACATTATCCCTACCAGTAACTGCTTCATATTCACCACGACTCATCGGACCTTCAACTGACCCAAGCCATATCCTGCCACCTGTAGCGGTCAATTGAAACTTATCTATGCGGCCCTCTTGTTGCAGATCCCGAACATATCGCTCCAATGTATGCTTGCTAACACCGCGCAATACTTCTGGTGCGTCAGCATCCTCAGATCTTTTGTGAACACCGTTGTTACCGCTCATATGTGTGAGAGCAACACCATTGTTCTCACATTCGATTATCCAATCATACATAGCGGTTAACTTCATTTCTAACGCTGTGCCTGTATTCATTGCCGCTATCTCATCAGTGCGGTCATTAAGCAAACCTGTTAGCGGATCCCGAACAAAATGCCGAACATTTCTACTAGCTGGTCCGTTAGATTTAACCACAGCGCCATCAAAGCAACTGTTACGCTGGTATGGCATACCCAACCGTTCACATGTTTTCTTGCCACGAGCCGTATCAACCTGCCACATAGCAAACGATGACCTCACACCATCAACCAAGGCTGTTGTACCCCTGATCAAGTTACGAGCTTGCTCTGGTGTTTTAACCACAGCATCGTCCTTTATCTTTGTCATATGATGACAAACCAACACAGATGCACCTGTTTCTGTAGCCATACGAGCCAGCAGACCTGTCAAAGCAGCGCCAGCCGCAGGATCGGCGTTAACATCGGCATGTACAAAGGATGCCAGTGGATCAAACACAATCAACTTCAGATTGCTGATTTGTAATATTTGTTCGTATATCTTCTCAAATTCTTCTGTTGTACCAAACTCACCGCCCGACTCATTCATAACGGCAAACACACCTCCCACATTTGGCAGTGATACAATCTTTAAATCATGTGCATATCCACGCCGCTCCTCAAAAGGATCAAGCCGCTCAACTCGTCTGTGCATCTCAGCTTCATCATCTTCAGCAGTAAATATGACCACGTTACCGAACTCTTTAACCAGACCTCCGAAAGCATTTGTCATAGGCTTACCTGATGCGATCTTCATGCCCATGTCCAATGTCATCATGCCCTTACCAGCATCACCTGCTGCGGCAAACAGGATCGGAACACCAAGTGGAAACGTACCATCAATTAAGAACTTTTGCTCTGGTGCAGCCCCGGCAAATCGACTTACCAAAAACGAGTCATCCAGCAGATTAATATTTGTTCTGGTTATCTTGGCTTTGGTATGTACAAACTCTTCAATGTTAAAGCCCTCTGACAGAGCGTCAGCGGCATCCCAGCCTTCAGGCTTGCCCATAGGCGGCGTTAGCATTGTTACAGACCTAGCGCCAGCAGCAAGAGCCAAGTCCTGAATAAGATCAGCCAGCTTCTTACCGCCTGTGTCATTATCAGGCCACAGGATTAACTCTTTGCCTTGCAGTGGAGAAAAATCAAACTGTGGTGCAGTCTTCTTGGTTAGCGCACCAGCCCCACCAATTGTACATGTTGCAGTGTATCCAGCACGATTAAGAGCATCAGCACACTTCTCACCCTCAACCCATACGACACGATCAGATGCCAGTATGTTAGGTATATTGTACAGTGGTCTTATGTCAGGAAACTTGGAGTACGGAGAGCCTTCGACAAACGGACGAAACTCTTTCTTTGGCTTACCCTTGGTGTTCAGCATGGGATTGCCAGCAATGTCTTTTACATTGTATCTGCGAACTGTAACAAGCACCTCACCGTCTGCGTTAGTGTATACATACTCTGCGTCATATGGTGAGTTAGCGTTATATTGTGGACGTATGGGGTTTTCGATTGGTGCATTATCACGAACAATTTCAGGCCCAGTATTTTCAAGGTAATCAGAGAACATATCTTTTATCTCTGACATGTTCATGCCTCTGGCTTCCATCAGTATCTTGACTATGCCCCCGATACCAATGCCACCATTGAAATCCTGCCCCTGCATGAAATGCGGAGACATTGTATCAATATTTATTTTCAGTGATTGACCTGGATCACCAAGCACAGAACCTATGTAAAATGTCTTGCCATGTATGCGGCCAGCAGGGAATGTGCTTTGCAGAATACGAATTTGTTCGCCTTTTGGGACTCGGCGAGATATTTCTTCGACTATATTATTACTAGATGTAGTATTGCCAAACCTTACCACACTCATTATATTGTACCTCGTCAAGCATATTGTTTTTAACTAGGGGCGGCTCATACCGCCCCTTCTTTTTATGAACGAGGGTGAGATTGCAGAGATTTGGGAACTTCCAACTCAAACTTCACTCACCCTCTCTTGCTTGCCTCGACCCACCTGAACTGGCAGTGTGGAAGGATCAAGCAATTTTAGACCAGCAAGTATTGCGAAACTCACAATATTTGCAAATAAAATAATCATCATTCTGTGCAACACGCGGTAGCATTTCGTTTGCCTTTGTTGCTTTGATAATATTCACAGCTTTATCACTTGTAGCTTGCGCCAACTCTGCGTTGAACGGCATAAGTTCTATGTATATTTCGCTAGTGTTTTTGTTTAACACCGTAAAGACACAAGGGTTTTCAGTAAGCTCCATGTATGCCTGATACAATGCAACTTGCGCTGCATACACTGGATTGGCTTCTGCTACACCTTTACGAACAAATTCATTAAACTTTCTTTCAGACGCTGACTTACATTCCCATAGCATGGGATATCTCATGTGCAGTGGACCACTACATATAACCCCATCAATATGGCCTTTGACCTCACCGTTGGCAGTTTCAAAACCAAATTGCTCACCACCTTTTTCTGTTCGCAGATCAAAGCCAGCATCACGAAAATACATAATCATCATATCTTCGATGACATGTCCGAGTCCGAATATCCGTAAAGTTTGTGCAGGAAATTCTTTACCCTCATCAACCTCTTGGTTCATGTAACGGTATTGGAGCTTGCGTGAACATGGATCGCCAAGAGAAGATGCGCCAAGATATTTACGCTTTGGCTGCTTACGTCCCTTTTCTACGATACCACGGTCAAGTTCTTTGATTATGTTTTGTGCATCAGAATGGGATGTCTGATTCTGTGAGGCCGATTCTGCCGCCTCCGTATCTGAAGTAAATTTCTGTAAGGTTTGTGCTAGAGTATTCATCATCAAGCCCCTCTGATATTCTCTTTAGGATTAGTGCTATAGCCAACACTTCCTCCTCGTTCAAATCACACAATCGCTTTTCCCATCCAATAGTAGAGAACAACTCTCCTACTTGTTTTAAAGAACTGCGGCTCATGCGCTTTTCTTTTCTGACACTACATCATTAACCAAGCTATCAATGAATGCCTTATTCCAAACATAATTCAACATACAAGCGGCTCTGTATTTCGTCCATGAAAAATCAATAGGACTGACAATAACACCGTGCTTGTTTAACAGTTCACGTTGCTTTGGACTCACGGCATCATTAAGCCAACGCTTTGTTTTCTTTGCGCTGTCTCCAGTTTCGTTCTGTCTCATAAAATCATCAGCAGCCGCCGTTACCTGTCTCTTTGTACCAATGCTTATTACCCGCGTTTTGCCTTCTTTCTTTTTCACAACAGCGATACATAAACCATCAACATTAGCGATCAATGCAAAACCATTGAACCCAGATGCAGACAGACAAACACCATTACCAAATAAATCCACCCATCTGAATGGAGAACGCTCTGTAAGATCAACCTCTGTAAGAACAAAGTCTTCTAATACCTCTGGCTCCATGCGCTCCATCTCATGTCCACACATAGGACACTCTCTTGCGTTAAGAGGCATTTCGCCCCCACAGTTGGAGCAGACTTTCATTGGCGCTTCACCGTCACCAGCTTTTTCCTGACCGTCAAGGTTAACAGCGTCATCAAGTGATCCATGCGTTAATACGGATGTGCCAAAGTCCATCACAATGCAGTCAGACTTTATGATGCCAGGGTATTCTTCCTGATCGACTGTACGCAGACCGCGACCAATCATTTGCACCATCGTTGCCTTGTATGAGCATGGGCGAGTTAACACGATGCAGGACACAGGCGGAGCATCAAAGCCCTCAGTCAACACAGCCACGTTAACAACGACCTGAACATATCCAGTGCTTAGATCATGTAAGATTTGTTCGCGTTCATCCTTAGGTGTGTCACCTGTGACCGTTGCGGCATCAATACCATGTGCTACAAACTCCTCACATAAATCTTCGGCGTGCTGCACCGTTGAACAGAACACAATGGTTTGGCGATCATCAGCCTTATCATACCATTCTTCAACAACACGCTTATTGATAGCACGGCGATTCATAATCCGCTCTACCTGAGCCATGTCAAAGTCTGATATGGTTTTACGCACTTGGCTCAACTCTGTTCGTACACCAACATCAATCACATATGTTTTTGGTGGAACGAGGAACCCTTCACGAATTAATGTGGATATTTCTATCTGGTGGCTACAATTGGTAAATATGTCCCGTAAGCCCTTCTTGTCACCACGGTTGGGGGTAGCGGTAAAGCCAACGATTTGAACCCCCTCATTGGCCTTCTTTGCGGCGTTAATGATACGTTGATATGTATCCGCAATGGTATGATGCGCCTCATCAACCACGATCAGATCAACCTTGGGCATTTGCTCTAGGTTTTTCTCACGAGATAGAGTCTGCACCATTGCGAACACAGCATCACCTGACCAATCCTTTTGTGCAGCGTTTACTTCACTGGTCTTCAAGGATGGGTTAACGAGATGAAATTTTGTTGAGTTCTGTGAAACGAGTTCATCACGATGCTGTAGCACAAGCACGTTCTGTGAACTCTTGTGGCGTTTGCCAACTAGGGCAGAAAGCATGATTGTCTTTCCAGCCCCAGTTGGTGCAACGACTAAAGTGTTACCGTGCTTATCCAGTGCATCAGAAGCATCGTTTACAGCGACTTCCTGATACTCACGGAGGATCATTGGTCTAGCCTAGTCTATACCTGTGAGTACCTGACTTTTTATCGTAGGTCTTCACAATATCAAAACCACATCCTCTAATGACATAGATATGATTGTAGATTGATCCTCTTTTTTTACCTATCACCTCATGTATTTCATCAATGGTTGCTCCCTTTTTACGAGAGATCAACTTCATTGTTGACCTACAAAATTTAGGCAAGTCTTCAGTTAGACTCACATCGTTAAACTTTGCGTCAAAGGTGGGAGGGGACTTTACGGCTCTGGTGTCCCCTAAACCAGATTTAGCGACCACTGAAGGTTTGCCGCTAAGACATCGCCATAGTGCCTCTAACGCGCCCATGATGGTGCTACCCCCGCTGTTGCTGTACTAGGTTGCGGAGTAGGCGAGGAAGCCACAGGTGCTTGAGCCACAGGTGCCTGTGTCACTGCATGTGGAATATAATTAGGTGAGTCTGGTGTCAAGACTGTTTTGATCTTGTTACGATCAGCATAGCCATCACGCCCCTTCTCAACGCCTATAGTGCAGGAGATGGTCATACCATTAAGCATATGTACACCTTGAATAGATGCACGTTTTGCTCTAGCATCCTCACCTTCATCCTTTGGCGATATACCAAAGCCACTATCGACCATCTGCTTAATAAAGTTCAGACCGATCTTCTTGGCTACAGACATACCATTATCGTCTTTGGTGTCTCCATCAACGAAAATGTTTTGCCACACCTTACGCTTATCAAAGCTACCACCCATGATAGTCAACTCAATAGGCAGCCACTTCGCACTAGTGGTCATAGAAGACTTAAAGTAAGAACCAGCACCGTACTCTGGTATCTCAACATCACCGCCCTCTAGCTTGATGATGCCACTTACAACAGTGCCATCAGGAATAAGTTCAAAGTCTCCACTTCCGCCTTCCATTGGCGGTACGTTATTTAGGTCAAGCATTTACGTTTTCCTTCTCTGATTGATCATTGACCGTTTTAGGATTTACAAACTGCATGGCTTGTGGCCTTGGACCAGACATCTTCTCAAACAGTTTACCAAGATGCGGCTCTTCAATAGGATCAAGTCTGCCGCTTCTATCTTTGGCAGGGTAGCCCCATTGATTAAGAGTGTCACACACAAAACCACGGAACAAGGTGCCATCGTCTGCTGTCAACGTGGCCATCGTAATGACCTCATCAACAATTCCTGGCAACTCGCGTCCAGTCTTTGCACCCTCAATTTGCAAATCATGAGTGATGCGACCATAATCATCTGTCTTCTCATCAAGGATGCCAACAAAGATCACATTCTTCTCACGGATATGCTGAAGATGCGTTAACCACGCCATCATCTCACGACCCTGCGCCCCGTACACTGCACGAGTGTCTAGCTTGCCAGTTCGATCAGATCTAGCCTCTGGTTGATTTTGATTGTGTGAAAAGCAAAGCCTACCAGCAACAGTGATACTATCAACAAAGATTGTATCATACTTGCTCAATAGGCTATCTGGATCGCCATAAGTCTGACACACATATTCATAGTGTGCCATGCTATACGGAGAGTCCTCATTTAATGCAGGATTGCCACCACCAAGGAAGCATGCAAAGTCACGACATTCTTGCCATGTCTTGGGTCTGATAACATCAACCTTACATCCTTCAATGGCGGCATCACCAGCTTCTAAGTCCATGAACAGTGTCTTGTCCATGTCCAAGGTACGCACCAGTGACGTTTTACCCACTCCAGACTTACCCGCGATCACAATCTTGTGACCGCGTTTTTCGGCAAGCCTTTCCTCTGCGGAAATAATTTTCAGCATTATTCGCCCTCCTTCCTTTTTATATCAACAGACACGCCCTGCAACTCCACAGTGCGTGCCTCTGATAATGCTGCTTTGATGTCTGGTGTTGCATTCTGGAACTTAGCCTCTGCCACACTGTATTTGACAGTAGCAAGATGACGCGCAGTCTCATCGTCCATCGCACCAAGTACGCGCAACAAAGTAGCCTCATCCCAAACCACACGTTTCTTGAAATCAACAGTAACTTTGAACTCACCACTGGTCATAGAAGTCTGACCAAAATCCTTGCCTTGCTGAGCAAGTTGCATTCTGGCAGTCTCTTCAAACTGATCTTGTAGAGATTTGTTTACGATCTTCAGTTCTTTTTGGAGATCACTAATTTTAGATTTGAGATCCTCGCGCTTGTCAAACAGAGCGGTCAGATCATTCGGTAGACTAATAGCGTTCATCGCCTTCTCCTTCAGTTAATGTCGCTAAACATAAACTGAAGATAATGATGCAATCTTTTCAAGTCAAGGGTATTTTGAGAAAATTGTTATTATTTTTTTTTGATAAAATAATTTCTATATTAAACAAAGCTTTCATCAACTTCTTTTTTAACTTGAACTCTTGAGTCTCTACACCTTTTGCGTCCTCGACCACCTGTTCAAGATTTCCATAATCGTCAACTTTGTTATATCTAAAGTCAGCCACATACTTACAGATCTTTTGATCATTGACCACCAGATCATATGACACTTGCCTCTCCAGATCTACTATGTACCCAGCTTTTTCCATAGCTGTAAGCTCACCCCATCGCTCTGCTTCCCACTTGGAATCAAAGGTTATGCCCATGAAAGTTGTCTTCCTGGCACCATACTTGTTTGTCTTGCGTTTATAGTTGTACATGTTATAAATATGGACATTAATGGTTAAATATGGGAATTAGTATAATGCCAGACACAACTAAATTCAAGTCGGTTGCAGTTGATTTAACAACTCACAACAAACTGGTAAAGCTCTCAGAGGATGAACACAGGAACGTGCGCCAGCAAATAGCCAAGTTAACTGCTGACGCTTTTGATAAGAAATACGGTCAGGGGGGACTAGGTTCTGCGGCTGTGAGTAATTAGTCTGCTAACGCTCTCATGCGGTCTACCAAACGCCGTGCGCGATTAGGGACTTGTGTGTACCATCTTGAGTCCACCATCTCATCCGCTGCCTTGTTCCAATCACGAGCGTCAACGCCAGCCTTCATACCCTTGAACTTGCTGAGTCTGGGTCTGCCCATATTAAACATCATATTGCAAATGATGTGTTGTGCCTCTTCTGGCAGATCATCAAAGTCTGGATACAATACTTTGCATTCGTCAATCGTCACTGCCATGTCTAACGCAAAAAGGTTTTGCACACGATCCTGTTCGACAACTGTGCCGACAGGCTTACCATGCTCTTCGTCAGCTTCAGTTATTAAGTGACCAATTCCACAAGTAGGAAGACCGAGATGATCCAAATATATCTCATATTTACACCCTTCATCTTCTGCGATTTCTTCGCGCAACTTATCTTTGTTCATTATGGATTCCCCAACAAGGCTGCTGTAGAGCCTGTTATTCCCAGAGCTTGAGCTACACCAGGATTCGCCGCTGCTTGCTGTCGAATTGTACTGGTTCCTGCTGGAGCTGTGGGTTGTGTTACGTTTACTGATCCAAGACCAGATGCTGCGTTTGGTTGAGTCATTTGACCTTGTATCGCGGACAATTGTTCGCCTATGCCAGAGCTATCAATCACAGATGAGATCTGTCTTTCGGCTTCACGAGCGCCTTCTTGTATGACTTGTGGAGGAGTTTGGATAGAAGCATTCGTGAAAGCTTGAGACATGAGTCTGCCCAAAGTTCTAGCTCTTTCCTCTGGATTTTCACCTTTGATCTGTTTCTTATACTGCTTCAGAATATCATCGTAATATCCACCAGAAGAGAATACTCTGCCAACAATACTTAACTTTAATAGCTTATCTAAATTTTGTAGAGGACTTGCCGCAATGTTGGCTGCAACCAAGTCACCGCCTTTAACAGTTCTGGCATTAAACTCCAGTATCTTTGCAAAAGACACCATATCATCAGCCATGCCCTCATCGAAGATAGCTTTTAATTTTCCACTTTCATCTGCGTCTAATATGCGTTTAGCAAAATCACCAAGAGCTTTTCCGTCAGTAGTTAGGCCATCACCAAAATCCTCAATCAGCCTTTCCATGTAATTACCGCGTATCTTATCTAACGCGGCTTGATCACCTTCAAAGCTTTTAACGATTTTACTAATGTCTGCTGCACTGGTTGATCTATGAGCTATGAGATCTGCGGCCTCAACAGAGTTTAACCTGCCAGACGCAAGCTTTTGGAAAGCGGCACTGTTGTCTGCTTGAAATATTTGTTTCTGTGCATTTACTACACCTTGCATCATACCAACAAGATTTTCATCCCCACCCTCTTGCAGTATTCTGCTAACTGTTGCTTGATCCATTTTAGATAAAGATGTGCGATCAATTTGTTTTGCAAGCTGTCTTATCTTATTAGCGTCAGGTCCAAACAACTCATCTGCTGTGCGTCCAAGATTATTGATTGATCTAGCAAAAGCAGCACCCTTAAACGTCTCTGGGGCATAATTATCTAAAGCACTAATGCCTGATTTATCTAAAGCATCTCTTAACCACTCACCAGCAAGCTTTTGTCTAAATTGTTCAGCCGCTGCATCCGCTTCTCTACCAGAGCCGCCAGCCGCTATTCTTACAGCTTTTAATGTGCGAGACAAAACGTCAGGTTTATCATTTTTAATGATCCGTTCCATACGAACATCATCAATGCTGATTCTCTCACCTCTGTCTGTCTTTTGTCTTAATCTTTTAATTACACCAGCAGTTTCAAGTTGATCAAATATATCGGCTCCACGTTTATATTGACCTCTAGCCGTGTCAAGCCTCTCACTGGCTCTACGCAATATATCAAAATCATCTGAACCAAAGCTTTTACCTGCTGACCTAGCTAAATCGTCTATGTTTCCAACTGTTAATTGTTTATCCAATTCTTTTATCATTTCGGATATGTATTTAGCCTGACGGCCATCAGATTTAGCTAGAATGTCATTTAATGTTTTTCTAGTCGTATATATTTGTTGAAAAGAGTCTGTGTTTTTTAATGTGTTGACCGCATTAATTGCATCTCTCAACATCGGCCTTGTTCCAGCGACAATACCAGATGCTTCTCTTTTTCCAGCCTCTTTTGCTAATTCTATGGTTCTCCCCACAGGGATAATTTTTGATGTTCCAATCCTAGATTCAAGCGCATCGTCAATTGGCTTAAATAAAACATTCATTTGATCATCAAAAGTTTTTTGTGCGTTGGTCAATATGTCAAATGTTTCACGTTCAAGATTAACATTTCTTTCAGCCGCCGCACCAATGTCTTGCGCCAAGTCATCAAGAGTTTTAAGCACTGCCTCTTGTGCCTCTCTTTCAGCTTGTTTTAAGACAGCAGCCTGTTTACCTGTGGCGTTGAGTATAATCTCACCGACCTCTTCATCAGAGGCAGCGCCGACTCTTGCTCTCAGATCTGCAATCTTGGCTTGTAATATTTCGTTGTTTCTCTTTAAACGCTTTGACGTTCCAAACGTCTTTTCAGCTATTGCTTGTTGTCTAGCTATAAGGGCTGGCGCTCTGATAGCACCCAAGCTTGGAACAATACCTGCTTCAAGAGATTCGCCAACAGTTTTAAGCTCTTCATCAGAAAGCCCTTTGCCGGGCCTCACAGTGCCTCTTACGCCCCTTATACCAGCGCCTAGTACGCCAAAGGTAGCATCAGCTAAGAAGCCTATCGTTGCCTCTGTAGCAACGTCTTTTAATACTTCTTCATCTGTCTGTGTCTGTGTGCCACGAACAGCTTCAAACACTTCTTCAACAGCTTGACCTCCGCCAGCACCAAACCCAGCACCTAAGGCTGCACCAAGAATAGGAATGGGTATAAGTGCTTGACCAGTTATGGCACCGCCAACAGCACCAATGACTTCTGGCGCTATGCCAGCTAAGTCAGATAGGTCATTCATGCTAAAACCTTCTTCATCAATCAGAGTCAGCTTTTCTGTATTGACGCCAAGCTTCTTTGCTCCTTCAGGCGTTACGGCTAAACGACCTCGATTGTCACGAGCAAAGTCAGTTTGATCCAGTCCATAACTTCTCAGCACAGCGACTTGATCATCGTCTGTTTCTGCTAAAGACAGTTCTGCACGGAGTCCAGCGTTTTGTATGCCAGATTTCGTGTCTACATCTTCTGATGCAAAACCTTTGAACCCAGTTGCTTTTTGACTTACTTGTATAGAGTCAAAGGGATTTCCTGTTCTAAAATCAGTGATTCCAGAATAATCTTCTTGTGGAGATAAAGCTGCTAATACTGAACTAACATCATCAGGGTTAGAGTCTAAAGCTTTTCTCGCTGCAAGTTCTGTTCTTGCATCAAGGTTTCCAGACTCAAGAGCTTTTCTTATTTGCAACTCTTCAAAGTCCTGCATTAGGTGATACCTTGTTTTTTACGAAGGGCTTCTAGTTCTTTTCGTTCGTCTTCATTTAACGCCTGGCTCGCTGTAGTTTGAGTTCTTGGCAATAATTTAGATATATCATAATCAGTCATGTCTTGTAGATTATTGTAAGCTTGTTGAACATTTGCTCTGCCTAAACCAATAATGTCCTCATGTATTCTTCTTATCTTGTCAGTCAATTGTTCTGGTGATGTTACAGCGTCCAACCCACCAACAATTTGCTCAACACGCGCTCTATCTGCGTCAGATATGGTTTTGCCAGCTTCTTGAAGAATTTGTGGAGCATATTGTGCTTGAATACGATCAAATATGAGACGTATTTTCTGACTTTTGGTAAGCTTACCAGGTTCTCCAAAGTCAACACCAATTGATCTGCCAAAGGAAACTAAACCATCTTTAGTTTGATCAAAGATAGTAACAGCACCTCCACTTGAAGTTAATCCTTCAGAATTAATAGTTGTAACCAACTCAACAATTTGATCTTCCGCTCTATTTAAATTAGCGTTCATTCTATTTATTTCGCCTAAAGATCTTTTAGCTGCATCTTGCGGCACATAACTAACTCCTGTTCTTGGCCCCTTATAATTAGGGCTTTCATAGAATACAGGGACTTTTAAAAGATCTTTTGCTCCTGCTAACAACGGAACCATTTCAGGCTTGTCTCTATACTGATCACCTAATTCTGTGCCTTTCATAGCCTCTTTACGAATAGCATTAAATTGTGATCCAGGTATAATCTCAAACTTATCAGTAAACGCCTTATCTGTTACCATAGCGTTTAATTCAAGAGGATTAAGATATTCTGATTCTGCTTTATTAATATTTGAAGCGAATCCCTTTCCGTCTTTTGGAAGCACAAAGTATTGCTGTCTATTAAGCATTTGTGCCTCATCTTTGTCTTTACGACTAATGGCAAACTCAGCCGCTTTAATTCTGGTTTGCTTGGCCTCTTTACGAGCCGCTTCCAGTGCTGGCATAGCTTTTTCACCAGCCGCTCCCACTTCTGACAACATGCGGCCTACGTTAAATCCTTTACCAGCTTTGTTCTGCATTAATGCCAAGCCAAATGCCATAAGAGCTTGACTGTTGTCTGGCTGACCAGAAACATCTAAACCAGTTAAATCAGCAAACTCTTTCATGTAGTCATCATAATCTTGAGGCTTTGCATCTGGCTTTACCTGTCTCAATACATCATTAATAGCCGCAACAGTAGATTGCTTCACAGGGTTGTCTGCGCCCTCCACATTTGAACCGTCAGTTTGTTTTAATGGTGTTGTTTCATCAGCCTGAGGCATGCCTTGTGCCAAAGCTCTCTCTCTTTCGCCAGTTCTAGGATCTCCTTTAGGCTGATCAGATGCTGCTATGGCCTGTGCTATTTCCTCTCTGGATGATGGCACACCGCCAACAAAATCAGGGACACCCATACCTGGCTGTCTAGTATCACCAAAGATACCTTGCTCTTCTGTGATGTCTTGAGCCTGTCTAATCTGACTCCTGATAGCAGCATCCTGATCCACATCAGTTGGAGTCTGTTGATAGCTAGGACCAAAAGCTATAGGACTACGCGGGTCATCAATTCCTATATCTGGCTGAAGAGATCCACCAACGAAATCAGGCACTCCTTCGCCCGGTCTTCTAGGATCACTTGCAAGCTGTCTCATTCTACGCATGTATGCTGATTCTGATTCAGTGCCTAAACCTCTGCCGAGAGCAAAAGGCACCTCTGAAACAGTCTCAGCGGTTCTTCTAAGACCTTCTAATCCAGCTAATCCTATGTTGCCTAACCCTTGAAGAAGCTCTCCACCAATTGTATCTCTATCACCTGTCATTGGAGATAATGGAAGTATGCCTAAATTACTGCTCCTGCCCATTATAGCATCTCCTAAAGGAGATAACGCATCTGATATTCCTCCTGATCTTAATCCAAGAGCCATAACCTTATCTAAAGTTGTAGGAGGAGGCGTAAAATCAGCTACTGTGCCAAGAACATTCCCATCTTTATCTATCACTTGACTTTGTGGGGTTGTGCGTAGACCAGCGGTAGATAATCTCGCTAACCTTTTTTGAAGATCATCAGTGAAAAAGTCGTCAGTCGTGCCTACGCTGACCGCACCAATTGGTGAACCTCTTGTTGGAGTTACCGCCATCTACGTTCCCCTATTTACCAAATCCGCCAGAGGGCTGTATTCCTTGCAAGGCGCTGTATACACCAATACCAGACAAGAACGGATTGGCTGATGGCTCTGTGGTGGTTCGGAAGCTGCTTTGCAGACCTGCACTTGGTATGCCTTTAAGCAATGATTGACCAATCTCCAGTCTCTTAAATGGCTCTTGTGCAGTTTGCATTTGATTTAAACGCTCTGCCTCTAAAACTTGTTGATCAAATAAACGTCCTGTTTCACCAAGACCAGATAACATACCAAGATCAGCGCGACCAAGCTCAGATTGGACTCGACCCAAATCTGCCGTTGTGCCAGCAAGACCGCCAAATGCTTGCCCTAGACCGCCCATAAGCTGTGCAGCCCTCTGAGAAGCGGTTAGAGCGTCACTAAAGCCTTTACGCTGTGCATCACCAATGGCGGCTAATCTACGTCCCTCTGCTTCGGCTTCCATGATGCCTTGTCTTGAACCACCAAACGCTCCAGATTGCACAGCTTGTGCGGCTCTTTTTTGTTTACCTATGTTGGCCTGTCTGTTTATCTCATCAATTACATTAGACTGATAAGGGTTCATAAACTGCGCTACTGCGGCAGTTGGGTCTGCAAGCATTCCAAGTCCAGCGCCTAAAGCAGCCTGACCACCAAGGGTCTGACCAGCCGCGCCTGATATAAACGGAGCGTATGAACCTACTAACTCAGGGGCTAGAGCAAAAGCTTGCTCTTGTAACGGATCAAACCCAGCAACTTGTCGTGGTGGTAGATTTATTGGTGTGTCTAAAAGACCAGGACTTGTCTGTGTAGAGCCACTAAATTCACCAAAGGCGGTGCCAAGTAGACGTTTTTCAAGACCCTCAAGATAAGGGGCGAGTCTTTGTACATTTTCTATAGTTTGTGTGGACATTATGCCATCGCCTCAAATTTATCCATCATGTTATACATTCTGTTAAGACCTTGATTTAAATCACCGCCACCTGCGCCCTTAACAGCGTCACGGGTCATCACAAACTCACCAGCCGTTAACAACGCTGGTACATCATCTTTTGTACCTGATCCTTCATATGGATTAATGGGACCGTCTCTTCTAGGCGGATTTGCTGGATAATTCTGCATCGCACCGCCCTGATTAAAATGTTGCACTATGCCGCCTTGAGCGTAATTTATACCGCCAAGCTTACCCCCAGGACCACCAGCGCCATAAGGACGGCGCTCAAATGATCCTCTGTTATCAACATCCTCATCATCGTCACCAGCGAGTAATTTTGCAACTAGACCAGCGGCTAATCCTTCGCCCATATTAGTATTTAACAATTTAAACAATAAATTTTCTTGCCCAGGATCACCAGCCATACCCAAACCCTGCAATAGCTCACCAGAAAATGTTTTGGCTGCCACAGGTTCAATTGATGGAGGTGGAGTAACTGTTCTGGCAGCTTTCATAGCGGCTGCACCTGGAGTTGTTGGGAATCCAGGTCTACTAGAAGTAGCCGCACCAGCCGCGCCTGTAGCCCCTGCCGCTGATCCTGCGGTTTGTCCTGCGGCCTGACCAGCTTGACCCATACCACCAAAAGCAGCTTGACCAATGCCACCAAGTAACGCTGATTTAAGAGCATCTTTTGGCTTTTGTCCTGTAAGCAAGCCAAGACCGCCTGTAAGTAAGGCGCTTTGCACAGCAGGGTTTAAACCAGCGAGTGCAGTCCCACTGAATAAACCACCAGCACCAAGACCAGCAGGGCCAAGAAAGGCTCCAGCGGCTACGGGTAACGCTACTTTTACAAGATCGTCAAATAATCCCATGACTGGATCCCTTTAGTATGAACAATTGTTCGTGTTTGAACCTTAACATTATTAGGCAATCTCCACAAGTTATGACGTTGTTATAGTCACTGTGCCTACGGCGGTTGTCCCTTGAACACTTCCAGAGTATATTTCTGTCTTTTCTACTATTCTTATAAAGCCAGCTTCCCCAACGTAAAAATCACCTGCTTCCAATATGTTAGCTGCACCTGAACCAGATATGCCTTGGAAATTTACATCTGCTGATCTGACTTCATCAATAAGTTGTTCTAACGTCCTAGCTAATTGATTTACAAACACTTGATCATATTGATCAGGCGCTATGGGCAAGATAGGGCGTACAATTTTTTTTGTCATCGTCTGCCATCTGCTCTCGCGTCAAGTCTAGGCGCACCAAGTCTCCAGTTAACGCCAGTTGCTGTATTCTCCACACGAATAGCCATTTGTCTACCACGAGCGCGAAGATCAATCTTGTCAGTGTATTGCTCAACAGGGCTTGTAGCCGTTCTAACGGCGCTGCCAGATGGTGACTCAGTGAAGTTATCTCCACCAAAATCACGGCTTTTCACGGTAAATAACGCGGCTGGACTACCAGTCGTAGAACCTGAAAAGCTAAGATCTGGCAATATTCTATTAACAAGCATAAATTGTTGACCATCACCTATATCAAAATCTGATGATTCAATGAACGCATTGATTGCAACAGCGCTACCTGTGCTAAAGTCATCTAAACCGTTTTCGTGATCATAAAGGTAAAAATCTGCGCCTGTGGCCTGTGGGAAGCTACGAAGGCCAGAGGCTCTATCATTCCAAGCTGTACGAACTAAACTACCATAGTACCAAATGCGTTGTCCGTAATTATAAACCACATAACGATCTATCTCTGTAGCTCCAGAGGATACATAAAACCACCATATTTCAGTTTGACTGCCTATGGAGCCAGCATGAAATTTAAAGGACTGTTGGTTGTTCATGTCATTGAACACAAAGTCACGAACACTGCAAGGTATGGCTTGAATACGTCCATCATACAGATAGAAGTTTTCTTGACCCATCCAGAATACCACATCATTCACAGCAATTGCGGTGTTGGGACCAGCTATACGAATATTATCACCAAGCAAAGAAACACCAAAAGTAAATGGCGGTCCTAAAAACTGCATGGTGTATAAAGATTGATCTGTAAATACAAGTATCTGACGGCTGGTTTGTATGGCGGTGATGATCTCACTACCCTTTGATAATCTTAGATCCCCCGCTGTATTTTCAGCAGATGGCGTAAAATCTGTTAAAGACTCTTGACTGCCAAAACGAATAAGTAATGGGTCAAGAGTCGCACTTCCTATTGGATTAGTGCCAAAAACAATAACGTGCCTGTCAACATCAGAAACTAAAAGCTTACGAGCTACAATAGGAACATCACTAGCGCCAGCTAAGCTACTAAGTAAAACACCTCTTGTGCTTGTGCCATTAGTTGCATCCCAATAAAATATTGACCCATCCATGTTGTTAAACAAAAGATCTTCACCAAAATTATCTACTGACCACAAACGCAAAGTTTGACCAGACAAAGATCCAGCAGCGGAACCCCAAGTAAATCGACCCCATGTGCCTGCACCCCAACCAGCACCAAGAACCGTACTGTTAAGACCTACGCCTATTTGAAATGCTGCTGTGCCAGATGAGCCGCCGCCTGCGGTGCTACCTGAACTAGCTGATCCTGTTGTAGTAATGGTAAATGTGGTGGTGCTAGGCACAGAAGTTATTTTGTGTTCTGTGTTAAGCTGTTCGGCTGTTATACCATCTGTCGCGGTGAGAGATGCAAGAGTTACGAAGTCTCCAGTTGATGCAGCATGAGAAGCTTGTGTCGTGATTGTGACAACACCACTTCCTGCGCCACCCGTGGTATTTACGGGGTTTGCGCCAAGACTGACGGTAGATCTAATAGGTGTTATGTCGTTAAAAGTGCCAGCATTTTCTAAAAATACTTTTTGCTCTGTTCCTATGAATAAAAGGTTTTGTGAGTCTAATGTTACAAAATCAAATATTTTACGAGGTGTGCCTGTAACTTGTGTATTAGATACACGAGTCCAACCACCTATGCGCTCTGGCAATCCATTACGGAATCTAATTTTATCACCATCAAACCAGCCGCCTTCATTAGAGTAGTTTGTACCCTCTCTATTTATTCCTGGTTTGAATTGCAGTTTGCTTAGAGGCATCCATTAATCCGCATCTGCTATGGTTAATTCGCCAGCATCTACTTGGCGCAGGATTTCTGCATAAAACCTGTTTTCTGGATCAAGTGGAATATGCCATGATTTCCCGTTTACGGTGGCTCTTACACCAAGTTTTTTGCCGTCAAAGTCATTATAATATTGTGCGTTTGTTATCGTATACTTTGACATCTCTAAAACTCCGCATCAGCTTCAAGACCAGTAACATATGGATTTGCAGCAGTCATAGCATATTGAGCTGAATTGGTTGAAACATAAGCCGTTAACCCAGAAGTTGTTCTTACAACAGAATAATCTAAAGCTGGTGCTTGTCTCATGGTGACAGGCAAACTTCTTAACCCCGCAAAGCCACTAGATGTATTGTATTGTCCACCATAAATAGTCCCCGCCTCTTTTACATAGTACCTCTGACATTTTCTAAGCGTGGTGCCAATATCTTCATGTTCAAACGCTGTAGCTACATCGCCTATCTCAAGCTGAACACCGCTAAGTTCAACATAATTATCTGCCGCGCCTACAATGTTCTGTTGATTCGATGTTGAGAAACTAGCTGTACCATTTTGCTCCCAAGTGCCACTTGTTCCACTCAGGTAATCTGAACCGTAGGCTAATCCCCACATTACTCTAAAACCTTGTCCGTTATCATTTGCAATAGCACCAGAAGAGGCTTGAACAGCGGAATTTGCAACGGCCTTTAAGATATATCTTTCCCAAGTATTAGCAGATGAAACGGTAAATTCTAATGGACAGGTAGTTCTCGTAGAATCTATTTTATCTATACACACTGTGTGGACACCAGTTACATTACTTTTGTAGTAAAAGGATAATGTTAAATTTCTAGCACCAGAACTTCCAAACTTTAAAGTTTGTAAATTTTGTGCTTCTATACTTTGCATTAACTGCACAGCTTGGCTGCTTCCAATACTTGTATCTGCACCTGTAACTAGAACTTTTAAACTATGATTTAATCCCGCATCAAAAGCAACACCAGTTGTAAGTGTTTCTTGCGACATAGTAAGAGTTGAGTCTGCCACTTCATCCAATTCCCATCTATCAATGACATAAACTCCAGCACCAGTAATTGAAGCTGTTGATGTGCCACGCTGTGCAATTCTCATCCCACCGTTAATGATAAAGTTTCGGTTTGATGTGACTGTCTGCGACCCAATAAGTGCCGCTAGTTCTGCTGCTTTACTCATGCTAGGTCTCCGTGTGCCGCTGTCATAACGTAACCATTATCAGTAAGAGTGCCATCGCTACCTTGAACTCTAACGCCAGATGCAGATGCTGTTCTATTAGCAATTTCTAACCGTATTTCATCCTGTCCTGTACCATAAGTTTCTGAAAAATTAGCATTTGAAAATGCACTAACAAATGCGTATGCGTAATAACCTGTTCCTTCATCTGTTGTCGTTGTTATATTGAAACTTTCTTTTATTTCAGTGTCAGACCCATCAAAAGTTGCACTACCATCCAAGTGCATCCATGCCTTCGCACTACCCTCTGCAACAGTAGACAAAGCCACGCTATTATTACCGCTGGCATCCTTTAGGGTGTTAACTCTAAGTTCGCTTGCCATTATGCTAAGTCCCCTTTAATTTGAGTTGCAATTTGCCCATCCTCAAATCCAGTATTATTTGCAGCAAAACTAAAACATAAAACAGAACCTGTAGCTTCTGAGCTAGTACCAACAAATCTAGTAGTGCCACCAGTGTTAGACAAATTAGTGCAATAGTTTGCATTGGCAAAGTCGTTTGCAAAACTTATCGTTTGTTTTCCAGTGGCTGTGTCAGCAATACTTGTAACATTAAAACTGTCTAGGGTAGAGGTTCCATCTGCTGATTGAGTAGACCAAACCTTTGCCAACCCCTGCTGTAAATTAGTCGTGGTTGAGTTGCCCTCGCCAGTAACGCTAATAGAGCCAGCGGTGGTTACACCTGTTATGGTATCTACTTTGAGGATACTAGCCATTATGCGAGGTCTCCTGTTGAGGCCATTAATATTATTTCATGGTCATAGTTTGTTCCACTATAGTGCAACTCAACTCTAATGCTTGAAGCAGTGTATGTATAAAAACTCATAAAACTTGAATTACCAGTAGCATCAATTGAATATTCGTGCGCTTGTGTTGTGCAAAAATTTACATTCGCAAAGCTTGACGAAAACGCTACGGTATATTCACCCGTCCCCTCATCTGTTATACCGCTCACATTAAGTGAATCACGAGCTGCAATAGTGCTATTACCGTTTAAGTTTATCCATGCCTTTGCCGCTTCTTGCTTAGTTAGCGCAACAG